TCAATCTGTATGTCATAAGAGTTGTCGGGGTCTGCAAGCATCTCTCCAGCAATTGCTGAGTAAGCCTGTTGATCCGTTACCTGCGTGAAGTTAACACCTTCTCGTTTGGCTACAATCCTTCGGCCCGCATTAACGAGGTCGGCAAGAATAGCAATCGTCGTTTTGCCGTCAGGGTCAACAACTGTGACCTTGGCCTCTGCTGCGCCTTTATTGTTGAAGTCATCATTCTTTGCTACGCGGTCTGCGTCTTTAACGGACTGCGCTACGAACTGACCAATTGGTAACTTCTGATCTTGCGCACCAATTGAGAAGGTTTGAGTTTCTGGCGTAGTCTCAAGGTTTAAAGCATAAGCGCCGTCTTTCCCTTCTGTGAGAGTGACGAGAGCATCGGGATTCGCTTTCTTAGCCGCGACAGCAGCCTTCATCAGGCTCTCGCTCATACCACCGTAGTAGTCGCTCTCCCAATCAATATTCATCTCTTCGCCGAATGCTTCCTCAAAAGCATCACGAGTAGGCCGAGTGTTCTCGTATTCTTTGTCTCGGTTTCGAGGCGCGTACTCTTTGAGCTTCGTGGTTTCAGACTCGAAGATATCACCGCCTTCATCGAAGCCAGTCGCCTGACCCCTGAAACTCATGTCCTCGTTGACCTGCTTTGAGTCTTCGTTCTCCATGACCGGTTGATAAACACCCGCCATAAAACCTGTATCGTCTTTGACACCCTTTGGGGCTTCTGTGGTCTGTGCTATCTCAGGCGTCTTTTCTAAGCGCCTTTTTTGCGCTGCATCGTAAGCATCGTCAGCATTAAACTGAACAGTATCTTCGGGACGCAGCGGGCGGTCAAGAATATCCATCGGACGAATTACAGGGCCACGCTCTTTCTCAACGCGCTTTTTACGTTCTTCCAATGCTTGTTGGGCTGATATTGTTTTGAAGCTCCCGCCTTGTGGCATGAGCTTACGTGCGGCGTCTTCTGCTGCAGTTCTGTTCTCTTCTGTCGTCAGTTCCTCAGAAACCACGCGGCCTTGGCTGTCTGTAACCACGACAGCCAAGTCGCCGTCTGCGGTCTTTACGCCGCTGTATCCCAGTGCCGCTTGCAGCACCGTGTCGCTTGCTCCTGCTGCAATAACGTCTTCGACAATCTGCTTGCTAGTAGAAACAATAGTGCCGCGCCCAGGAACAAATGCTGCATAGCCTTGTGTTTTCGATTCCCCGACTTCTACTGGGGTCACAGTGTTTTCTCTAGCGCCATACGCAGGGGATGGGCCTGCAGACCAGACCGCTTGCTTTGCGCTAGACGGGTCAGTCATCGCCTCCATTTGACCATTGATATCACTCTGTGATTCTTCAGACGTGAAGCCAGCCAAGACCTCATCGCCAAATTGCTCTTCGCTTATCTGCCGATCTATTTCCGCTTGACGGCCTTTCTCAACAAGATTATTGGCCTGCCTGAAGATACTGCTGACTGTGCCACCAGCAGTACCCACTCCCGCGCCCGCAAAAAACCCAGCGAATGCAGACTGGCCGAGACGCATCTTCGCGTCTTGGGCTGTGTAGGTATCGTCCAGATCAAATCGGTTGGCGACGCCAATACCTTCTTGTATAACCTCAGTCGTACCTTCCGTCGCGCCCGCTTTGAGAGCAGTGCCACCTATATCTTTTGCTAGCCTGCCAAAAAGAGAGCCTTCTTTTACAGCCCGCTTCTTAGCGACGTTACCAATCAGCTTCAGCATTGCTGCTTCGCCGCCAACGCCTATTAGTGCTTGTGGTAAAGCAACACCCGCAGCGCGCATAGCTGTATCTGAGTTGAGGTCTTGCCCAACTTCAAGGGCTTCTGACAAGTTGCCGCCAGCTAGGGGGACAAACTCTGACGTGCCAGCACCTACGAATGCGCCAGCTTTAAAAACCCCCCATACGGATTGCGCGAGTTCTTTTTCCAAAGCGTCGGCAGTGCCGTCAGCGGTGTTTTTGAGGGCGTCTTTTACAATGCGGTTGGCGACAACCTTGCCTGCTTTACTAATTGCCGCCTTGCCAAGTACAGCAGCTACACCGCCGGTACCACCACTTGCTATAGTGGATACTAATGATGGGAAAACCTCGCCACCAGACTTTCCAACCTGCATGAAGAAGCCTTCGATTGTCGGCTCATTAACAAACTCAGAGAACGTCTCCATCGTCGATACAGGGATAGCTGCTTGTGCTTCTTTGATCCGCGCGCGGCGGACGTTGGTCTCTGCGGCTTCTTGATCCCCAGTAGCGGTGTTGAACAGTGCTTTGAAGTACTCGACATCCGCGTCTAGTGATGCGCCACCGGACTTGAGGCCCGCGCCGAACGCTTCGGCAATCGAATCTGGCGCAATAACACCAGTCGGCGCTAGGTCAAAACCAGCTAGCTCGGCATCGCTCGGGCCGCCGTTACGTTCGATGCTATCGCTAGATGCAAAAGTACCATTCTCATAGAAGGTCTTTAAGATATCATCCATAGATTAACCTTGCGCTGCTGCTGATGTTTGCTTGTCTTTAGCGATCCTGTTTGCGATACCTATTGCTCTAACGTTTTCGTAGAAGGAGGGGGCAATATCCTTAAGGTTTTGCAGGCCAGCGTCTTCGTCGGTGTAATTACCGTCAGCGTCTGTGTAGTAAATCTTTGAGGGGTTTACGGGGTCGTCAACAATGATTCGACTAGCATCAAAGTCGAAAGGATTAACTACGTCTTCAGTCTCATCGCGGCCTATTAGATCTAATATAGTTTCCCAAGCACCTCCGGTTTGATCGCCCGCCAGTGCAGCCATTGTTGTACTCATTACTGAATTGAGTCCTACAACCGCTGTTTTGATTTCTCCAGCTGTAAGACTAGGGTTTTTCAGATAAATCTGAAAATCAGACATTTCTTTTGATTTCATAACTGCGGTAGCGGTAGCGGCATCTAGATTGTTTTCGTCGTAGTTCTCGCCGAAGTACCTTTTGTTCACGCCAGAAACGACTTTCTTGGCTTCTTCGGTAGCTTCTTTCATCCATCCACGGTAGGTGGATCGTGCCTCCTGCCCCATCTTGGCATATTTATATTCATTGGTGCGATCGGCAGCCTGCAGTGCCAGCTCATCTTTGCGACTCACGCTTGGGCTACTATAATTGGAATCAAGGAGGTTGGACATTTGATCCATCATCTTGCTACGGATGGTGGTATCTTCTGCTGAGGCAACAATCGCTGCGCGCGCGATTGCTGAGTCTCTAGCACGCGCTCGTGTCAAATCGCGTAATTCCCTAAAACCTTTCTCCTGTAGCATCTTCGCAACGAGAGCGATTGTCCGCTGTTCGATCTTTATAGAACCGTCGTCAAGGCCTTGTGCAATTTGTTTTGTGGTTTTACCCTCAACCTGAGCTGCTAGGGCGTCAGTCTCTGGCGATGTGAACAAAGCAGGCTTGTCTTTGTCTATGTACGCGTCGATCATTGCTAATTCGGCTTTGTCTTTAACTACTCCGTCTTTCTCAGGTAGTGGCGAGGTAAAGTTTTTGCGTCCCGCACGGTTTGTCTCTGTCGTAGCAATACGATTCACAAGTTCTTCCCTATACGCTTCTAATTTAGTGCGCTGTTTCTTCTGTTGCCATTCTTTAGGTACGAGTGCTCTCGGGTTATTTGCAACGTTACCTTCGATCGATAAAATTAACCGGCCCGCCTCGTTCGAGCGATCAACGGTCTTCATATCGAAAGGGACTGGTGCAGTAGGTGCTTGGGTATCGGTTTGGGCAGGTGCTTGGGTATCGGTTTGGACAGATGCTTGAGTAGTTGCTTCATCTTGCGGTACAGCGCTCGCGGTTGCCGTTGGATCAGGCAACCCAAAATCTTTGCTGAGCATCGCGACTATCTCTGGGCCACCTTCAGCAATAGCACCCTCGACATCCCTAACTAACTCAGGATTCCCAGTTGATTTTACTCTGGCTAGTAGGTCGTTGATAGCAATCTGCTCCGCCAGAAACGCGGCATCAACAGCTGCGTCTTTGTTACTATCCTGTTGGTTTTGCAGAGCGACGTCTGCATTAACCATATCAACAGCGTTAACATAGACATCAGGTTTAAACCTAGATGTATTGATAACAACCGTGCTCTTAAACTTCGTGTCCGCAAGTCTGCCCAGCTGGCCAGGAGCAAATCGAACTACGGTAGATGTTGGTTCACTAGAACCATCTGTAGTTACCACGCCTTTTGACCCGTCGGCGTTTGTCACGGTTACAGCGTACCCGCCATCCGGATGGGATTCTACAGCAGTTGCTTTTGAGCCTTCTGGTAAACCACCGTGCTCTGTAGCGAAACCTAGAACGATTTGCTCCGCCATGCCGAATCTATCACTACCTGGACCTGCTGCTATGTCGTCGTTTATCCTTTGGTAATTCAGGCTCCGCTTATCTTCGCCGAGATAACCGTTTGCTGCATACGTTTGATAGATCTGGTCATTAGCCTCTACTATCAGTCGGTTATCTTCTGTGTTTTGGGCTCTATCTTCTGTGCTTTGCGCGATTCTTTGACGCGCCTGATTCAGAACATCGTTGACATTAAACTGACGAATATTCTCAGCAGTCATCCGCTCCGTCTGCTCAAACGACTGATCGTACTGCCGCTTCTGTTCGCCGAGCCTACTCACGTCGAGATCATAGCGATCGCGAGCCAGCTTATTCGCAGTTTGCTGCTGACCAAAAGCCATTACGCTTTGCGCACCGCCTAACATACCGTCTAAAAGTTCATAGGCCATAAAATTCTCTCTTTAAAAGGCGTAAGCCATGATTGCCAATGCACCTAAGCTACCTACGGTGCTTATAGTTTGTGCTTTGGACGCGGCTTTCGCTGAGTCGTACGCGTTTTTTCGTTGTGTAGCATTCGCTGCAGCTGAGCCCAATTGCGACTGAGACGAGCGATTAACGCCTTGACCAATATTGACGAGGTCTGCAAGTTTATTTTGATTAAGCTCGCGCTGGGCGATTCTCGCGTCTCCGACCGACTGTATAGATCCAAGAGTATTACCCCGTGCGAGGGCTCGTTTCTGTTCCTGCGCTTGCGCTGGGGTCAGTACTCCGCCGTACCGACTTGCGTTACGGTCTGATATCCCCTGAGCTATCCCAGAGGCGAGCTGAGAATTCTCGCGAGAAGCGTCGATCAACGAAGTGTCTGTTTGCGACTCGTTTATCATTTTCTCTTCGAAATCGCGATACTGGCTAACGTAGTCAAGATATTCTTGTCGCGTTATGTTCGCATAAGCTTTATCGGGGTCCGACACATTCGGAAGCCCTCCGCCTAATGCTGCATTATTCTGATACGACAAATTATTTTGAAAGCTTTCTACGGTGTCCGCGAACACACTCATTTTTAACCACCCCCAAAAATATTTGAAAACGCAAGACGGTTATTGAAACCAGAAACTTTTTGGCCAGCGTCATTAACTGGGCTAAAGAATGAACCTTTGACTGTCTCCATTATCGGCTTACCATCTGCGCCAACTTTGCCTGTGTCTTTCTGGCCTCTTGTTGCTTTGTTCTGCATACCCTTCATAAGGGTGGCACCAGCCAACTGTCCTACAGCAGTCATCTTTGCGCTGGACACCAGCTGCTTATTCTTAGCACGGGCAAGAGCTTCAGAAGTTTGTAAGTTTGCTGCTTGCGCCATACCAGACTGAGCATCAGCTGCTTGACCTCGAGCGATGCCGAGTACGTTCATCTGCCTTTTGTTTCGTATATCTTCCGCAGAACTATCCGCGATACCAAGTTGGCCTTGGTACGCCTGCGCTAGGTCGTCCGACCCTTGGCCGGACATAGCCTGCTGGGCCATCGAGCCAGATGTAAGTGCTTGCATAGTGTCGGCATTCGCTCGACCTCTTAGCATCTTATCGTCGTTGGTGCTAAGTGATTCATCCCGCATTTTCTGTAGCAGAGGATCATACTTTTGTTTGAAGTACGTGTACTCCGCCATAGCCACAGACGCAGATGATTTTTCGCCTTCTGATGGTTTATAGTCCTGTTGCTTAGGTTTACTGCCCATTAGAGTTCTCTCGTGTAGACTACTGTGTCTATATCCCAACCTTCAGCGATCAAATAGGGTTCTAGCTTTCTGATTGGCGTTCTTACTTCTATGTGCTTGAAACCAGACTCACGAGCAACGTCTGCAAAGAATTCGTAGTACTTAATCACGCAACTTTGCCTACGGTCTCTGGCCCAAGCTACCCAAACTAAAAACGTTCTATCCCCAGTAAATGTATCAGTCTCGCCTGTCGATATTACAAAGCCTTCTTTTGCAACCCAAAGAGCAGCGGAACCTTCTTTACAAGCTATGCATATGTCGTTTGTCGTAAAGCTAAGCTGTGGCTGCTCATCTAAAATTTCCTGCACCGCTGGTATAACCCAATAGCCCTCAGTGCGAATGTCAGAAAAAACAGGGTTAGCCTCCGCTGCCGTATTGTCTGCGCCTTGTTCGCCATGCGCCTGAAGTTCCGCCATACCTAACCCTCCTAGCGACACCAGTATCAGCGCCACGCGCTCTACGCTCCGCTATCACGGTGCCTTCACTAAATAATGACCCATAGACACTAGCGCCCTGAAGGTCAGACCATTCTTTGTTCGGGATTCTTAAAAGTCGGAATAGAGCCCCATTAATAATGGTGTCTCTATAGTCATTCATCACTCCGTCATCACACGCGGTACTCGTGTGAGTCGGCTTGAGTACCGCTCTTACAATTGTGCTTGATACGCTCGTTGCCGTTGGGATCGGTACTAACCAAACCAACGCCGCTCCTTGTTGTACGTAGTATTCGGGCACGCCATTACCCTCGCGCCATTTAGGGATTCGTTGCTCTAAAAGGGTAGAGGTTAGTGGTTCGAGATCTTTACCTGCGTGAGTAATCCATAGAATCTTTTGCACAGTCGTTCCTGACGGTGCTTCTAAGTCATACTCGTAGATATTACCGACAGTTGTCAGGGGGTCTAGTTCAACTTGATACACGCCCGCTCGTTCACAAAGATCGATGACGGCAGCTCTTATGTTGTTTTTTATCAGCGTATCCGTGCAACCTGGAACCATCGGTAGAATTTCGGGTAGTAGCGCCTCGTAAGAAATCGCCATAATTTACACCCCCACTATTTGCTGAGGGATTCTACGTTCCATGTTTGGGTTTGTAACTGCATCGATCTGCCCTTTACCTGTGACAGACGCCGTGAACAATTGGAAGTGGCTAGACGCGCGTTGCTGATTACCTGCGTATTCTGCGTCTTTCATGTAGGCCATGTACAAAACGTAATTCATCACGGCGTTAGCAAAAATATCAGGGATCGATAAATCATCGTTCTGCGCGACTGCAGCAGGGTTTGAAGAGTAGATGATCTCCAAATAAGCAGCGCCGCTAACGCCTGGATATACATAGAAATTGCGAGGATTACTCTCATCGTAAATGTAGTGCTTGACGACAGCATTGTGCGCAGCATCGCCTGCTACAGTAGGGTCATGCCAGTCTGGTGTCTGAGCGTCTAGAACTTCTCTATCAACTAAACGCACGGCCCGCTTTCCAGTGCCATTGCTAGCAGCAGACATGTTTCTAACGACCTTGAGTAGACGGTTGCCACCGGAAGGGATAGCCTGCTTAGTGCCTGCAATAAGAGTAATCGTATCGTTAACTGCTGAGGCGTCTGGTTTTAGTAAGGCAATTTCTCGCTGTGCATCATTTACCCACAAGACAAGTTCTGCGACAACGGGCCATCTGACTCCCGTTGTGTCTTGAAGCACAGTTTGAGCTCTGTCAATTACGCTCTGTACGGTGATTGCCATCGTTTTTACCTATGAGTTGAGGATCGATTCCCAAGCAGCTTCTCGAGCATCTGTGTCGACCGTTCTCCCAAGGGCTTTATTTACAGCCGCCGCTTTTGGGTAACCATCGGCTTTAAAATTACTTGGGTCACCTTCATCCATCATCTTTTCAAGAAAAGTGA